TAATGCGTAATGGCAAGGGCAATCAGCAGCCAAGCCTCGAAAGAGGAAGGTTCAACGACTATCTGTGGAAACAGAGTAGAGCCAAGCGGCTCGAAGCGCCTAGCCCCTAATCTTTCTTAAATATTAGGGTGATAATATAGTCTTCTCTGCATTGATAAAATGCAGCAGTTCATAAGAGAACGGACAGATAACTAGCGAAATCTGTCGAAAGTAATGCAAGGTGATACCGTAAGAATTATCAAAGAACCTGAAATTTCCGTTAGCGCATATTCGCGTGGAACAACAATCAGTCCACAAGATTTGGACGATGAAGACTTCTCATTAGTCGTAAATAAAGCGAATTATTTTGCTTTTAAGATTGACGATATTGAAGAAGCGCACTCTTAATATAATGGGAGCTTTAGGGAGTAATCCCTATCGAAGAATTAGTTGAATTGTCTGGGACACCCTACCGCGTAGTGGCGGGGGCAATCAGCAGCGAAGCCTTGAAAGAGGAACGTCCAACGACCATCCCGAAAGGGAGTAGAGCCAAGCGGCTCGAAGCGGCTAACCCCTAGAAAATCTAGGGTGATAATATGGTCTTCTCTGCATAGTAATATGCAGCAGTTCATAAGAGAACGGGCAGATAACTAGCGCCATCTGTCGAAAACATGGCATGTAAACTTTATGCAACTAGCAACTGACCGGGCAGCTTATCGTTTAGCTGACCAATTTGACCAAGACGTTCTTGGTTATCTTTCCGGTTACAAGCAATCTACAATCCACGCTTCAGCAAATGCGCTGAACACTACAGCCCGTGGCGATAAAGCTGTTACCACTGCTGGTGACAATGAGCTTTTGGCAACTATGCAGCTAAGGAAAGATAGTTTTTCAAACATTACTACTTCTTCGGCTGGTAACCACTCAATCCCAGTTGCAGCGCGTCTTCCCGGCGCTACTGCACTTCCAACCGCAACAGCTTCTCCAGCGATGGTAGTTGCCCGTATGAAACGCCTGATGGATCAGCAGCAAGTTGATACAAATGGTCGTTGGTTGGTTGTAGACCCTGTATTTATGGAACTCCTCGCAGACGAGGACTCACGTTTCATGAATTCAGACTTTGGCGAGTCTGGTGGTCTCCGTAATGGTTTGACTGTTAAGAACCTTCACGGCTTCCGCGTCTATACCTCAAGCAATTTGCCAGCAGTAGGTCTAGGCGCTGGAAAAGCAGGTTCGGCTAACCAGCTAACTGATTTCGGAGTTATAGTTGCTGGTCATGACTCAGCAGTTGCTACCGCAGAAACCATCTCGAAAACGGAAATCTACCGTGATCCAGACTCATTCGCGGACATTGTTCGGGGAATGCAAGTATACGGTTCGAAGATTCTTAGACCAGAATCTATTGTAACTGCAATGTATAACGCCGCGTAGGTAAAGTAAAGGAGATCAATCTATGTCACTAGGTGATAACACATTAGCTGCTGCACGGGGTTCTTCCTCGCGTGGGCGCTCACCCTACATGGTTCAAACTATTGTAGACTACGCAACAGCATTGACTGATAAAGGTTCTGCACTTGCAGCAAACGATATCATTCCTTGTATTGCGGTTCCAGCCGGGACACTCATTTTAAACGCAGGTATCCAAATTGATACCGTGGCCTCTTCAGGTACTACTACACTTGATTTGGGTACAGGCGTTGACGTTGATTGTTTCGTAGACGGCTTTGACGCCGACAGTGGTACAGCGGCTGGCACATTTGCTATCCCCGCCGCCGCTTATAATCCTCTGATGGCTGTGGCAGCCGAGACTATCGACATCAAACTTGCCACACAGTCAGGTACTGCTTTGACTACTGGTAAGGTTCGCGTCTTCGCGCTTCTTATGGACGTAACCGATACAGGTCACTCTGTAGCGACTGAAGTAGACCGCGATTACTTAGCATAAAACTTATGGGGCTGGCTTCACCGCTGGCCCCATTCCTCTGTCTGAAAGTTTGACATGCCATCAACGTACATCAGTTTATGTAATCAAGTCCTTCGCCGCCTAAACGAGGTGGAGATAATCGATGGTGAGTTTGGAGCATGTACAGGCGTACAAGCCCTAGTTAAAGATGCGGTGAAAGCTTCCGTATCTAAGATAAACCAATCTGAGTTCGAATGGCCTTTCAATGCGGCTGAAGAAACAGACACCTTAATAGTTGGTCAGGAAGAGTACTCTTGGCCCACCTTCTTTAAGGTAGCTGATTATAACAGTTTTCAAATACAGGCTGACACTACTTTAGGTGTGAGCTTTACCACCTTGAGATTCTTAGAGCGCGATGAGTACTATTCTAGGTATCGTGATACCGACAACGCTTCAGGCGCAGCAGGTATTGCAATTCCTCAGTTTGTATTCCCCTCTCACGGCAACGGATATGGCGTTAGCCCTTCTCCCAACAAAACCTATTCTCTAAAATTTAGATACTTTCAAAATCATTCTGACATTACCAATTTTGATGATGTTACCCGTATTCCCGATAGCTATGACACCGTCTTAATTGATGGTGCGCTTTATCATTTGTATATGTTTAAAGATAACATTGACGCGGCCCAAGCTTCGTATGGAGCTTATGAGAAAGGCATTAAAGACCTACAATCTTTGTACATTAATAATTATCAGTCTGTTCGAGATACGAGGGTTAACTTTTAATGCCTGACCAGATTCAGAGTTTCAAACTAATCTGTGCGGGTGGTCTTAATTCCAATGAAAACCATTTGGATTTATCGGATAACAGTCCTGGTGCAGCCTCACGTATGCTAAACTTCGAGCCATCTCTTTTTGGCGGTTATCGGAGAGTAGAGGGATATAAAGAGTTTGATCCTGACTTCGGCATTGTTACAGTCGCTGGCTCCGTAACTGGCGATGGTAAAGTCCTTGGTCTTGCAATATTCAAGGATGACGTAACAGGCGGTACTACCATAATAGCAGCCCGAAAAGATGCGGGTGCGGCTACTTACTCATTCTATTTCTACACGGCTAACATAGGCTGGAGAAAGTATACACTAAACCACTCTGCTTCCCGTGCGATGACCGCTAACGGCCTTACCGTGAATAGGCTACGCCACGTTCAATTTAACTTTGGTACAGGCAATAAAATTGTTTTTGTAGACGGTGTTAATGAAGCGATTATCTTTGACGGGGCGCACTGGTGCGAGATCAAAAGTGGGAACTCAGGTGGCTACACAGCAGGTACATCCCATAATAATGGTAGCGGTACGGCTGGTGGAGCCTTGGCTTTAAATGCCCCTGCTTTAGTAGACGTTTTTGAAAACCACTTATTCTTGGCAGGACATGCCGCTACAGGCGCAGCAATTGCTCACTCCGCACCAAACGATCCATATACGTGGACTAGCGCAGCGGCGGCGGGACAAATTGCGGCTGGCTTTGACGTAGTTCAAATAAAACCCTTTCGAGATAACCTATTTGTCTTTGGTAATAAGAATATTAAGAAGATTACCGTTACGGCCTCTAATGCCTTTGCCCTAGAAAACGTGACAACCAACATTGGCTGCGTGGCTCCCGATAGCGTACTCGAAGTCGGCGGCGATCTTATGTTCCTAAGCCCTGATGGCTTCAGACCTGTTGCGGGTACTTCTAGGGTTGGAGATATTGAGCTTGAAACTCTGTCTAAGCCAATTCAGTCCACTCTAGTTGACCTTATTAAGAACGAAGACATGGACGCGCTGATAGGAGTGGTTATCCGCTCTAAGAGCCAAGTGCGTTATTTAGTGACCACCACAATAGGCAACACTGTTCAATCGGCTAGCGAGAGTGTTGGCATCATAGGTGGCCTTACAAACTCCAGTGGTTCTATTGAATGGGAATTTGGTCAGCTACTAGGTATCAGAGCATCCTGTTGTACGTCAGATTATGTAGGCACTGAAGAGCTTATCTTACATGGAGATCATGATGGCCGGGTTTTCAAAAGCGAGAATGGGACTTCATTTAATGGCGCTAATATCGTTTCAGTTTACTCCACCCCTTATTTAGACTTCGGTGAGACTGAGCAAAGAAAAACTCTGCGTAAAATTAATACGTTTGTACGGGCAGAAGGCCCTTTTGAGATGAACTTAGCGGTGGATTATGATTGGGGTGATTACAACACAGCAGTCCCAATTACCTACACTCAAGCATCCGCAGGAGCGCCCACCACCTACGCAGGTCGAGGCGTGACCTACAACGGCGCAAACATCGTTTATGGCGGTGCATCAAAGCCCGTAATGACCTCAGACATTCAAGGTAGCGGCTTCTCAGTTAGAGCCACCTTCGTGACAGACGGGCAATCAGAACCATTCAGTATTCAGGGCCTAGTCTTTGAATTTAGTGCAGCCGGGAGAAGATAGACTATGGCAGGGTATGTAAGACAATCAGCCGCGAGTATAGTTAACGGTACAGCCATTACCGCTGCGCCTCTAAACGCTGAATTTAACCAAATTTTAGCTGCCTTTAATGCTACTAGCGGCCACGGCCATACGGGTAATGCGGGTGACGGTACTAAAATTGCTTTGGCAACATCAGTAAGCGGCTTCCTGCCTCTGGCAAATGGTGGGGTAGCAGGTAAGAATAATTTAACAAACAGCGTACCGGGGGTTGGGGACGATAGTGCAGACGGCTATGCGCCGGGTTCTATATGGACAAATTCATCCACGGGTCGTGTATACATCTGCGTTGGTAACAACAGTGGCGCAGCGGTATGGCGTGAGATTGTCCAAGTCACCAGCGGTAACGCAATTATTCCAGCCGCTAACAATACAATTGATTTAGGTAATACATCCACAAGATTTCAGGATTTGTTCCTTTCAGGTGGAATTGCAGCCGCTGGTAACGTAGCTGTTGGTGGCACTTTAACTATGACAGGCGCTACGGCGCTTAACTCTACGCTTACTGTTACAGGTGTAACCGCCTTAAATGGCGGTCTGACGATGGACTCGAACAAATTTACCGTTGCCAATGGCACTGGAAATACGGCTATTGCTGGCTTGCTCGCCGTCACAGGGGCCACTGCCCTTAACGGCGGCTTAACGATGGACACTAACGCCTTCACTGTGGCCAATACGTCAGGAAACGTGGCCACAGCAGGTACGCTAGCAGTCGCTGGCACATCAGCCTTCACGGGCGCTATAACGGCTGACGCTGGCGTGGTCGTAGACAACATAACCATCGATGGAACAGAGATTGATCTATCCAGCGGTGACCTAACAATTGACGTTGAGGGTGACATACTCTTAGACGCCAAGGGTGGAGATATATTCCTACAGGCGGATACTGCTACATTTGGCTCGTTAACAAACAATTCGGGTCAGCTAATTATTAAGTCAGCTACGACTACCGCCGCTACATTTGCTGGGGCTAACGTAGACTTCGCTGGCACTGTAGATGTTACTGGTGCGGGTACGTTCGATAGCACCCTGGCAGTAACTGGAGTTCTTAGCCCTGCCACGCACTTAGACATGCCTGATAATGCAAAAATCAAAGTAGGTACAGGTGATGATTTAGAGATTAGCCACGATGGCACTAACTCTTTTATAGCCAACAAGACAGGCATTCTAAAAGTATCCACCGAAACATCTGGCGGTGCAGTTCTTATTGGTCACACAACGTCTGAAGTCACAATTGGCGATAACCTAACTGTGGCAGGTAACCTCACGGTTCAAGGTACGCAGACGGTTGTGAATAGCGTTATTATGAATGCTCAGAACGCTGTTGTATTCGAGGGCGCAACAGCAGACGATCACGAAACCACTCTTACAATTGTTGATCCTACCGCAGACCGCACAATTAACCTTCCAAACCAATCTGGCACACTGCCATTACTAGCGGCGGCGAGTAACGCTACAATAACTGCTACCCCCGCAGAACTGTCGATTTTGGACGGTGATACGTCTGCCATAGGCACAACTCTTGCAGACGGTGATCGTGTAGTTGTCAATGACGCGGGGACCATGAAACAGGTCGCTATGAGCGACATTAACAACTATATGCAGACGAACTTAAACACGCAAGCAAATCTGACTACAGTTGGTGCTTTGGATGCGGGTACAATTACTAGTGGCTTTGGTGCAATTGACAATGGTGCGTCTTCTATAACGACTTCTGGGACGATTAACTTTGGTAGCCTAGCGGATGGCACTATCACAATCACGGGCTTCGTTGACGAAGACAATATGGCAAGTAATTCAGCCACATTAATTCCTACCCAACAATCTGTAGAAGCTCGTATCCAAGCGGTTAATGCCACTGCTAACAACATTGCGGGACTCACAGCATCTGCCGCAGAATTGAATATCTTAGATAATGCCACCCTGACAACAAACGAAATAAATATCTTAGACGGGTCTGCTACTACTCAGGCTACAGTCACGCTGCAAGCCACAGACGGCGTTGTCATCAGTGATGCGGATGTGATGAAACAGGCTCTTGTATCAGATTTTGATACATTTATGGCGTCCACTACGAAGACTCTGACCAATAAGACTTTGACAGACCCTATACTTAATGGATCAATTTTTACAGCCTCGAATGCTGCCCTTAACTTAGCGCCAAATGGCACTGGTAAAGTAGTTGTAAAAGGTAACACTAACTCAGCCTCAATCGTATTTAACTGCGAGAGTAACAGCCACGGGCAAACAGTCCAAGCACAACCGCACTCCGCTAGTGCTACAAATACTATGCTATTACCAGAAGGTTCTAGCTCAACTTTATTGTCACGAGTATCTACAGATACACTCACAAACAAAACTCTTACATCCCCTAAAATTAACGAAAATGTAGCGGTAACTTCAACAGCCACAGAAATAAACGCATTGGATGGTATTACTGCTGTTGTAGGTGAGTTAAATTCACTAGACTTAGGTAGCACAGGGACAGGTACAGCTATTGCATCTAAGGCTGTTATACTGGACGGAAGCAAAGACTACACAGGTATTAATGATCTAACCCTAACTGGAGAGTTAGTTGCAGCTACACTAGATATTAGTGGTGCTATTGATGTAGACGGGACAGCCAACCTTGACGTTGTAGACATCGATGGCGCTGTAGATATGGCGTCCACTCTACAGGTCGATGGCGTAGCAACCTTTACAGCAGTTCCAATCGCAAATGCTGGCCTATCAGTCAAAAACGGAAGTACTTCGGGTGGCTTTGTACAGTTCTTCGAGTCTGGTTCAAGTCCCTCAAACGTCAAAGTAATCGCCCCTGCATTAGGGGGTGACATCTCAGTAACTCTGCCAACAGCCGCAGGGATTTTAGCAACGATAGACGATGCAACTGCTTTAAGCATTGCATTAGGATAAGGATAAAAAATGGCTAATCTTTTTAAGGTCGTAACAAACGCAACAATGCCAGGTACGGCTGGAACATCAGACGCTCTGTACACAGTGCAAAGTAACAAGGCCGTAATTGTTCTGGGTTTGGTATTAGCTAATGTTCATACGTCCCAAGTTACAGCCTCAGTCACACTTGTTAGTACAGTAAACCAAACAGGGGCTGCACAGAACGGCACTTCGTTCATTGTCAAAGATGTTGCAATCCCAGCGGGAAGCTCTCTGTCGGTTGTGGACGGTAAGATTGTGGCTAACGATTCAGACGTAATTAGAGTGGATTGCTCAGTCGCAGATAAAGTTTCAGCAACACTTAGTTACATGGAGCAAGACGTATAATGGCAGGTTATATAGGCACACAGGCTGTTAGTGTTAACACAACGTCAGCTACTATTACAGGCGATGCTAGTATTGGTGGTAATGTTACTTTAAATGATGGTTCCGCTGATGTTGATTTCCGTGTTGAATCAAATGGCAATGCTAATATGTTGCTGGTCGATGGTGGCGATGATCAAGTTAGAATTGGTAGAAGTGCTGACGTTGATGGATTTAACCTTGTTGTAGGTACTACTACTGCTGCGGGTGCTATAGCTGTTGTTGGTCGAGCTGATGACATAAGCCAAGTAATTTTTTATGAGGCTGATGCTAGTACAACCATTGGAAAAATAGATGCTAGAAACTCACTTTTTAATATTGGTGCAGTTGCAAATGTTCCAGTTGGAATTGTTGTAAACAACTCTCAGATGGCAACTTTTGGAGCCAATCATCTTACTATTGGAGACGGTAATCTAATAATCGGCACAGGTGGTCACGGCATTGATTTTGCTGCTACTGGAGATATTTCTGGTACAGGTAGTGAGCTACTTGATGACTATGAAACTGGTACGTTTCAACCTTCTGTTACTTTTGGTGGTGCAAGTAGTGGAGTCCAATATGTATCAAATAGAAGGTTTGGGATATATACTAAAATAGGAAATGTTGTCACTTACTTCGTACACGTAGAGCTTACAAACAAAGGTAGTTCGACAGGCGGTGCTAACATAACGGGGATGCCGTTTACAGCAACCAATGCTAATGGAAACCAGAACTATGTCCCTGGTTCATCATTTATTTCTTCTATGGCTTCTTTAAGTTCTAATTTAATGATCCGCTCACTATCTGGAACCACCAATTTAGATATATATCAAATTAACAGCAGCCACACATATTCGTCAGTAACAAATGCTAACTTCACTAACACAACGGGCATGCAGGTCAGTGGTGTTTATTTTGTATAATACCAAATTAACCCTGTGGGATAGCAGGGTCGGACAGTCCATAAAAGGAGATAAAATATGGCAAACGGTGAAATTTCAAAAATATTTGAATACGACAAAATTGAAGTTGTAAGCACTTGGAACATACAAGTTCGCCAAGCAACAAAGATCATGGAAGAAGGTTCAGACGGCTCATTAACTGAGCTTAGTCGTGCGTTTCACAGACACGTTCTTCAGCCTTTTAACTCAGTCAAAGCTGACGATGATAGTTGGACACATACCGCCACAGACATCTCTGGTGAAGCTGCATCTGTACAGGCAATAGCTACAGCGGCATGGACTGACGCAGTTAAGAACTCTTTTAAAGCAATGCGTGAAGCACAAGACCAATAACTAATTACCAGAGGAATAATCCTCTGTAATACGGCAAAATAATACTGCCACACTAAACCCCAAACTTAAAATTAGGAGATCGTAATGGGCAAAAATGACACCCCCACTATGACGTTAAATGGCGCAGAATATAACATTGCAAATCTCAGTGAGGCGCAGACTAATTTACTGTCCCATGTCACAGATTTGGACCGCAAGATTAAGTCCGTAGCATTCAATTTAGATCAATTGCGGATTGGGCGTGAAGCATTCGTAACTATGCTCTCCACGGCCCTCGAAGCACCCGCTGAAGCAGACGCAGCTTAAAAGAAGGATACCATTAAATGGCTGGCTATTTAGGCTCCACTCCCGTTCCACAAGCTACCCAGCACCGTGAGAGCTTCACCGCTACTGAAGGTCAGACCAGCTTTGCTACGGCTGGTTATACGCCTCAATTTTTGGACGTATACCTCAACGGCTCTCACCTAAGCCCTGCGGATTTTGTTGCGACCAACTCTAGTGATGTGGTGTTAGTCGTGGCTGCATCAGCAGATGATGTGTGTGACATTGTAAGCTATACACCATTTGAGGTGGCTGATGCTACGTTTACTGGTACTACTGCTGTGGATGTTGCTACTGTTGGTGGCACTCTTGCGGTTACAGGTGTAGTCACAGCTAATGGTGGTGCAGTATTTAATGAGGGTTCCGCTGATGTAGACTTCCGTGTTGAGAGTAACGGAAATGCTAATGCTATTTTTGTAGATGGCGGGGGCGCAGCCGTAGGCATTGGTGTTGTGCCTGAAGCGTGGGCTACATATAATCCTGTGTTGCAGGTTGGGTCGGCTAGTACAGCAGTCTATCAAACTGATGACCTAAACATTATGTCTAACGCCTACTTTATTGGTGGGGCTTGGAAATTTATAGCCAATGATACTGCCACTCGTTATCAGTCTGCAGGTGGAGAGCATGTTTGGTATAATACTGCTAGTGGTAGTGCTGATGCCACCCTTACTTGGGTGCAGCAAATGAAGATTAAAACTTCTGGCGAAGTCACTAAGCCATTACAGCCATCGTTCTATGCTGTGATGAGCGGCAATCAAACTGGATATAATGCCGCTAGTACTGGGGATCATACTCTTGTTTATAATGCCGAAGCCTACGATATTGGTAGTAATTTTAATACTTCGACAGGAAGATTTACTGCTCCCGTGGATGGCACATACCAATTCGTTGCAACAGCTTACTGCACTTCAGGCACTTCCATGACACAGGCGTGGTTTGTTGTAGGCACTGGAAGGGCGCAAGGCACAGACGTAGTTTATCAAAACGCAGCCACTGATTTTCCATATCAAGCATGTACAATAAAACTCGATGCTGGTGATGTTATTGGATGGCATCC